AAAATTCTATGCAAATGCACAAGTGGGAAACTAACTGATGCTGCCATATACTGGGCTTCGGGTGGCAAACAGATAATAGATAGTACCGAGGAAGATGCAAAAGCATTCGGTATAAAAATAGAGAAGCAACCAGAGGTAAGTACTGATTTTGAAGTATGGGAAGATAACTGGGAAATTGTTATGATGTTTTTAAGAATACAAACACAATGGAATATGTCCTTTGGAGGTGTAGTAGGATTAAAATACGAGGTTCTATTGCTTGCTGGAGGTCTATTTGACCTTTACAATGTAGAAAACCGCCAAGAAATGTTAGAGGGCTTACAACTTATGGAATCTGTAGCTCTTCGTGAGATAAATAAGGAGAAGAAGAGTGGCTAAAAAGTTAGAAACTTTTACTATATCTATTGATTTAAAAGGGTTAAAAGATCTTACAGGTCTACAGCGACAATTAAAAAATTTAGAAAAAGTATCAAAACCTGTAGAGGGTAGTTTTAAGTTATTAACAAGAAGTATTAAAGATGTAAGTAAATTTACACCAAGAACAATAAGTCAATTTAAACAGAAGGAGAGAACATTAAAAGCATTAAGAGAAGAAGTTAAAGCAGGTGGTGTAGCTTTCAAAAGATTAGGAAGAGAAATAGAAGCTAATCGAAAGAAATTACAATCTTTTAATCAAACTCAACCAAAAGGAGGATTTTTTGGAAGACTTAAGTCTTCTAAGTTTGGAGTTGGAGGTAGAGCAGCACTTGGTGCAATGGCTGGTTCTATGGCAGGTAACTTTGGAGCTACAGGTCAGATGGCTGTCACAGGTGCTGCTTTAGGAGGCCCAGCAGGTGCTGCCGCTGGTGCTGTTGTTGGAGGAACAATAGATACTGTAAAAGCAGCTAGTTCTGCTGCTAAATATGCTGCACAAATTGGTCGGTTAGAGATAGCTTTAAAAGGTGTAACTAAAACACAAAGAGATTTTTCAAAAGCACAAAAAGTAATATCAAGTGTTTCTAAAGAATTAAACGTACCAATTGGTGCATCAACAAAACAATTCACTACTTTGTCTGCATCTGTTATTGGTGCAGGTGGAAATGTAGAAGATGCTGAAAAAGTTTTTAGAGGTGTATCTGAAGCTATTAAAGCAACAGGTGGAGATGCTGAAGACGTACAATCTGCGATACGAGCAATGTCGCAGATCTTTGGTAAAGGTAAAGTATCAGCGGAAGAATTACAAGGTCAGCTCGGAGAAAGACTGCCTGGTGCGGTGGTTAAATTTGCAACAGCAACAGGACGAACATTACCTCAGTTACAGAAAGACTTGAGAGATGGAACTGTAGGTCTTAACGATGTAATGAAGTTTGTTGTCAAATTAAGTGATGACCATAGAGAAGCAGCATTGAAAATGGCTGATAGTGGAATGGATGCAGGGCAAAAATTAACTGTTGCAATGCAACAATTACAATTACATCTTGGAAGAATTATGCAGCCTATAGGAGCATTCTTCCAGAAATTAGCAACATCAGTAGTTAATTCTATAAATAGAATAATTGAGGGTCTTGGAAGGCTATTTAATATTGGCACAGAAAATCAAAGAACAAAATTAGAAAAGAAAGTTAAAAGTAGTAGTGATGCTTACACTCTTGCTATTAGGCAGGGATTACACAAAAGTGATGATCCTAGAGACAAAGCTAAATTTAACAGAATTAAAGCAGCTAGAGATATAGCTATGGGTAATATGCAAGATTTTTATGCTGCAAATCCAACTGAGACAGGCACGGCTGCAAGTAATTTTGATGATCCTATATCACAAGACAAACTTAATGAAAAACTTGCAAAACGTCAGTTACAACTAGGACTAATAACTCAAGAAAAATTTGATGCTTTGGAGATAGATAGAGAAGCACAACTAATTTTTGATGAGATGTCAGAAATACAAGGCGAAAATTTCAAAATGACACTTGATGAAATAAAAGCAAAATTACGTGAAAATAAAAACGAGACATATAATTTTAAAGAAGAATTAAAAAAAGTTGCAGAATCTGCAATGGATTTAAAATCGCAGATTGGAGAACTTGCAGTAGGTGCTGTTAATAAATTAGCAGATGGTTTTGTAGAACTTGCTATGACAGGAAAAGCTAGTTTTGCGGACTTAGCAAGATCAATATTAGCTGATTTACAAAGAATGATATTAAAAGCATTATTTTTCAAAACTTTATTCGCATTAGCACCGGGATTAAAATCTTTTTTAGGATTTGAAAAAGGTGGTGTTGTAAAAAGTGCTAAAGGTAATGTATTTGCAGAAAATAAAGTTGTTCCTTATGCGTCAGGGGGTGTAATTGATAAGCCAGTAATTTTTCCAATGGCGAAAGGAATGGGTTTAGCTGGCGAGGCTGGACCTGAAGCCATACTTCCGCTTAAGAGAGGTAAAGGAGGTAGGTTAGGAGTTGAATCTTCTGGTGGGGGTGGTAATAATATAACTGTAAATGTAGATGCATCAGGTTCTTCTGTTGAGGGCGATGAAGCAAATGGCCGTCAACTTGGACAGGTTATTGCAGCAGCAATACAATCAGAATTAATTGTACAAAAAAGACCAGGAGGTATTCTTGCGTAATGGCTACTTTTCCAAACATTCAGCCTTCTTTCCCAGTAAGAAAGATATCAAAGCCTAATACAAGAACTGTTAAATTTGCTGATGGATATGAACATAGACTCTTATTTGGCTTGGCTCAACATCAAAACCCAAAAGTATTTAATCTTGTTTGGAAAAATATCTCAGAAACAGATTCAGATACCATAGAAACATTTCTTGATGCTCGTGCTGCTGATAGTGATAGTTTTACTTATACACCTCCAAATGAGTCAAGTGCTATGGAATTTAAGTGTACAGATTGGACTAAAAGTATCGAATATCCATCAAGAGCAACAATACAAGCAACATTTACTCAAGTATTCGAGCCTGGTTCGTAATGACAGTTAATTCTAAGATATTTAGTAATTTACAGGAAATTAATCCATCAGCGATTATTGAATTATTTACTCTTCAACTTTCTGCTTCCTTACATTACGACTATTGGGAGGCAAGTAATAGTTATGAGGTTGGTGATATTTTAGGACATACAACTGCAAACAAATTAATAGTTTTTAAATGTACAGTAGCTGGGCAAAGTGGAACAACTGAGCCTAGTGCATTTGCCACCGCATCTGCTGGACAAACAGTTACAGATAATCAAGTTACATGGACAGCCCAAAGTGTTGATATTGAGCGTTTTCATGCTGGTAGTAATCTTAATGCTAATGGTCAATTAGTATGGGCTGGTAATTCATATCAAAGATTTCCAGTACAAGCATCAGGATTCGCATTTCAAAGAGGTCAATTACCTAGACCAAAATTAGTTGTTAGTAATGCTACAGGTTTAATATCAGCAATTCTTTTAAGAGTAAATAAGTCAACCACAGGAAATGATTTAACTGGAGCTACGGTAACAAGAATTAGAACATTAGCAAAATTTATTGATGCTATAAACTTTTCTGATGGTACAAATGCAACTGCTGACCCTAACGCAGAATTTCCACAAGAGATTTATAAGGTTGATAGAAAATCAGCAGAAACTAGAGAAGTTGTTGAATTTGAACTTGCTGCCCCTACGGATTTAGCTGGAGTTAGGATTCCAGGTCGTCAAGCTACTCGTTCAATCTTTCCCGCTATTGGAACTTTTTTAGCATGACTTGGAAGTATAAAGCATTACTTCATGCAAAGAGTGAAGACCCAAAGGAATCTGTAGGTTTATTGTTAAATATTAAAGGGAAAGAAGTGTATTTTCCCTGTCGTAATCTTTCTCTTACTGATCACCAATGTTTCATTCTTGACCCAGAAGATTATGTAAAAGCAGATCAGACAGGCGAAATTACTGCTGTTATTCATAGTCATCCTATAACTCCTCCAACACCTAGTCAGGCAGACAAGATTGGATGTGAAAATAGTAGTTTGCCGTGGCATATAGTAAATCCTAAAACAGAACAATGGGCATATTTAGAACCCTGTGGATACAAGCCACCTTTGTTGGGTAGACAATGGGTATGGGGGATTACAGATTGTTGGAGTTTAGTGAGAGATTGGTATAAAGAAAATAAGAATATTCAATTAAGAGATTGGGAAAGACCACTTACTCCAGAAGAGTTTCTAAAAGATCCTATGTTTGAAAGATGTGCTTGTAAAACAGGTTTTCGTGAATTAAGAAAAGATGAAAAATTAGAAAATGGTGATTTATTATTTATGAGTATTTTAAATCCCGGATTGAATCATGTAGCATTATTTTTTGAAGGAGATGTAATTCATCATTTAACCGATAGACTATCTTGTAGAGAGCCTTACTCTGAATGGTTGCTAAAATGTACTGGAAAGAGGTTACGCTATGCTTCGTAAAGTAAAACTATATGGAAAACTAGCTGAGTTTGTCGGGTATAAAGAATTTGAGGTAGAAGCTAGTACTGTTGGAAAAGCAGTAAGTTTTTTAATACATAATTTTCCAGAATTAGAAAGTTATATGAGTCCTAAATATTATCAAGTAAAAGTTGGTGATAGTGATATTGATAAAGAAGAAATACATTATCCAATAGGAAAGGAAGATATACATTTCGTACCTGTAATTCAAGGTGCTGGAAGTGGTACTGGTAAGTTTTTACTTGGGGCATTATTAGTAGGTGTTGGCTTTGCTGTTGGAGGTGGTGTTTTTGGAGCAGCATTAGCAAAAAATATAGGTGCAATTTCTTTTGTAAAAAATGTTGGGTTTGCATTAGCTTTAGGTGGAGTATCTCAAATGCTTTCTCCAACTCCAGAACCGCAACAGTTTAATTCAGAAGCAGATCCTCAATTGTCATTTAGTTTTAGTGGAGTACAAAATACTTCAAGAGCAGGAACACCTATCCCCATTGTTTATGGTGAAATTTTTACTGGAAGTCTAGTCATAAGTGCTGCTATTGATACTAATGAGGTACAAGCATGACTGATGAAACAAAGATTATCAAAGGATCTGGTGGTGGCCCTCCAAAACCGCCTCCCCCTCCTTATCGAGCTCCTGATACTTTACATAGTAGAAGTTTTGCAACTATTCAAGATGTTTTATCTGAAGGTGAGATTGAAGGATTCG